ACAACACCAACCTAGAGCAAGCGTCAACATTCGCTCAATGGCAGGGAAGAATGAGAAACGAGGACTGGCTCAATCTCAATCCCGCGGCACGCTTCGTCCGGCGACCTGGTGCGCGCATAAAGCGGCAGCGCCATGTGGAAGCTGAGGGAGACGTGAGACGATGGGATGACTTCGCCTATTGGCAGTTCCAGAATGCCGCTGACATCGGCGGCTTCGACGTGCCATGGGGTCCATTCGGCTTCAACTCATACATGATCCAAGAGCCGGTCAAACGTGCCGAAGCCGAGCGCCGCAAGCTGGTCAGAAAAGGCGAACGAGTCAAAGCTCCGAACGTCGCGCAATTCGGCGTTGACTTAGGAAAGCAATTCAACACTGGCGTCGATGCAAACATTGACGACCTCACACCCGAACTGGCAAACGAGGCACGCAAAACAATCACCGACAGGCTCGGACCGCAGGCAATCGGTCGCGATGGCAAACCAACACTCGACGCGCTCAAACAGGCGCTAAGGATGTGATAACCAAGATTTTAACGACCCATGAAAACACGTCAAGCAAAAAAAAATGACCCATTGGAAAATCAAGGGAAGAAATCCAGCGGACGCCCGACAAAGCTCACTGAGGAGATGAAAGAAAAGATGTTCGACCTGATTTCAACAGGATCAAGCATCAATGAAATCGCAGGAAAAAATGGATTTCCAGACGCCAGCAACATCTACCGCAGAATGACGAATGACCCTGATTTCGCAACATTTATCGCGCAGGCACGCGAGGCTCAACAGGAACACGAAGCGGACTATTGCGTGCAACTTGCTGACTCGGCTACACCTGAGGACTACAACGTCAAGAAGTTGCAGATATGGGCGCGTCAATGGCGAGCAGGAAAGCTTGCACCGAAGAAATACGGCGACAAAGTTCACCAAGAAATCACCGGCGCAAACGGTGGACCAATTACTCAAGCGAGCGTTTCACTTTCGCCAGAGCAGGAAGTCAATCTTGCCGCACTCGTTGAACTAGCCAAAGGAAAGGCAAAGAAATGAAAGAACTCATCGAAAGACTCGCCGCAAAATATGGCAGAAAATACGTCATTTATAGGCTTTATCTGGATGGCTCCATTCAATATGTCGGGCAAACGCGAGACATACGGAAGCGAATCAGAATGCACGGGCAATCAAAATCATTTGATGAAGTCGGAGTTACTTGTCACGATAAATGGGCGCGAGGATTGCACCACGAAGAGCGCGAAGCATACATGAACTACGTAGAAGCGTGTGAAATTATCAGATTACAGCCACCATTGAACAGAAAAGGGCTTAGTGATGAAAATTTTATGGAAATGTTCTACGCGCTAAATTTTGAGTCAAAACAAAGGGAAATGTCAAAAATGCCATCATTTGTATGACCCCGACGGAATTCTGCGTCCGTGTTCTCGGCATCGTGCCTTACCTCTGGCAGTGCGAAGCCATGGAGTCGGTCGCGATGGAACAGCCGACCAGCGTGGTCGCAGCGAACGGCAGCGGGAAAACGGCGCGACTGGTGGCACCGCTCGTTCTCTGGTTCCTGCATGAGTTCCCGCGCGGTCAGTGCATCTTCACATCAGGCTCGTGGATGCAGATCGAGAAACAGCTCTGGGGCGCGGTCAAGGTGTATCAGCATCGATTCCCGCATTGGCGCTTCATGTCGGAGGAATTGCGCACACCCGAGGGCGGCTACGCGTTCGGATTCAGCACTGACAACCCGGGGAGAGCGGAAGGTCATCACCCGAAGATCGGAGGCGATGTGGATCCAGTATTCCTCATCATTGATGAAGCCAAAACGGTGCCAGACTCGATCTTCGAGGCATTCGACCGATGCACGCGGAAAATGGAACTTTGGGTGTCGTCACCTGGAGCGCCGCGCGGTCAGTTCTACGACTCATTCCACAAGAACTCCAGCCTCTACAAGACGATCCGGGTGCCATCGACCGACTGCGCTCACATCAGCGCGGAGAAGCGGGAACTGGACCGAATCAAGTATGGCGAATCACATCCGCTCTACCGATCAAAGCACCTCGCCGAGTTCACCGAGGACTTCGACCGCTTGGTTCTCGCTCCCGATCTGCTACGCAATGCACTCGACGCTCAGCCGAAGCCAAACGCTCACGGTGAGATCGTAGCATTCTGTGACTTCGCCGCGGGACGGGATGAAAACGTTCTGGCAATTCGCCGCGGGAATCACGCACGCATCGTTCGAGCATGGCAGGAACGGGACACAGTGCAGGCAGCGAGGGAATTCATACAGATGTTTCAAACAGAAGGACTCACCGCCGGTCAGATTTGGGGAGACGCTGACGGACTCGGCACCGGCTTCTGCGACCAGTTCGCGGAGATGGGCTGGCACATCAACCGCTTCCACGGAGGCAAACCAGCGAGTGAGAAGGACGAATATGCGAACCTCATCGCGCAGGTCTGGCACGTTGCCAGTCGCGAGATCGAGCGTGGACGAATTCACGTTGGCGAACTCGATCCGATGACATTCTCGCAGATCACCACACGAAAAAGCGAGTGGAACGAAACGGGTAAATTGAGAGTCGAATCGAAGGAAAAGATGGCAGCGAAAAGCATGAAGTCACCAGACCGTGCGGACGCATTGCTTGCTTGCATCGCGCTCGGCAGTCGCATCAGCGGAGCCATGACGGGCGCAGCATCAGTTACCACATCACGGAACACATTCGCCAGTCGAACGGTCCGAGGGTTTAACGCTCTGTGATTTTATTGTTGACGCTTGCAAAAAAACAAGTCATTGTTGCGCCGCTATGAAACTAAAAATCAACAAACCAAGTCTACACAGTGAAATTATCGCTTTGGTAAAGGAGCAGATTGAAAATGCAATCAGCAACATAGAAGAGGACGTGCCAGAATGCGCAGATATTTCTAACGCAGAGATGACATTAGGTAAATCAGATGGCAATCTGTCAATGGTAGTAACCATGTACGACGACAACGGCGACACAGCAATTGTATGCAAGTTTGAAATAGACGAGTTTCTTGATACCGTCAAAGATGACTACTCATACGGAGAAGATGGATGGGGTGAGGAAATGATTGACGACTTGGAGATTCTAAAAGCAAAAATACAAGAAAGAATTGATAGTATGAGAAAAGAAATGGACACAGAGGAATAACGCTCTGTAAATTTGAGCTTGCCATTGGCTGCATTGCGTGCTATGCCGTTCTCACCATGACCGCAGACGAACGAAAGGGCATCGTAGCGCCTTTGCCAGCTTCCTACCGCACGCAGGACTATGACCTCGCTAATGTAACACCCGAGCAGGTGCGTAGTATCCTGCGCAACGTGCGCACTGGCAAGCTGGAGGATCAAGATCGACTTTTCCGCATGATGGTCGATTCTTGGTCGCGTCTGCGTAAGTGCATCAATGAGATCGCTGGAAACGTAACGGCGCTCGACATCGAGATCAAGCCAGGTATTCGCGAAGGCGCCGAGGAGCCAACACCGCAGGCATTGCAGATCCATGAGACAGTGGAACGAGCGCTTGAATCGTATGCACCACGTCCGAGCCATTGGGAACTCGACACGAAGGGCATGATGCGTGCGCTGATCGACGCCTACGCCAAAGGAATCAGCGTGGTGGAAATCATCTGGCACACCGAGAACGGCATCGTCTCACCGCGGTGCTACGCTCCAGTTCCTGCGAAATATCTCGCCTATCCATCAGCATCGAACGAGATCGACAGGCTCATGATGGCACCGAACGGCGTGAATTACGACACGCTCATTGACTTCCCGCCTGACAAGTTCTTGATTGCCATCTGGCAGCAAGGAGGCTGTCATCCAATCCACTCGGCAAACCTCCGAGCGCTCACGAAGTTCTGGCTCGGTGCAATCTACGGGCTGGGCTGGTTCATGCAATACGCGCAGCTCTACTCGATCCCGTGGCGACATGCGGAAACCGACGGCAGCGACGAGGCGATGATGAAGGCACAGGAGATGCTCGAAAACATCGGCACCAGCGGCTATGCAGTCACAGGACCGGGTGTTAAGTTCTCGATCATGGACGGCATCAAGGGCGGCGAATCGTTGCCACAGGTGGCTCTGATGAACGAGTCAGACAAAGCTTGTGACATTCTGATGCTCGGACAAACTCTCACCACAGACGTGGGCGACAGCGGAAGCCGAGCGCTTGGCGACGTCCACGCTACAGTGCGCGGCGACATTTTACAGGCGGTAGCAACATGGATCGGGCAGGTCGTCACAACACAGTTGATTCCATCAATCGTTCGTATGAATTACGGCGCAGGCATTGCCAGCGAGGACATGCCCTATGCTGAAATCGTGATTCCGAAGCCGAAGGATGAGAAGGCAATCGCCGAGCGCATCAAGATCGTGACGAAGGACATCGGGCTGCCGGTATCGAACAAATGGATCTACAACGAACTCGGCATTGCTGAACCGCAAGAAGGCGAGGCGCTATTTGGCGAAGTCGAAGATCCTCTCCCATTACTACCAGAGATCACCGAGGCGGCACGCGCTGACATTGACCTACGACCAACCGAGGACATGGCGAAGGCAGCACAAGACGCACTTGAGATTCGCAGGCAGAAGCCAGCATCAGAGCGCGGTATGACATCGGTCGGCATCGCACGAGCAAGGGACATCTCCAACCGTTCCGAGCTATCAGCGGAGACAGTGAAGCGCATGGTTTCCTTCTTCGCTCGCCACGAAATCGACAAGAAGGGCGAGACATGGGGCGACAAAGGCAAAGGCTGGCAGGCATGGAATGGCTGGGGCGGCGACGCTGGCAGAGAGTGGGCGAATGCAAAGCTCAAACAAATCGAAAATGACCGATGAACAGATGCGTGAGGTCGCGGGGCAATGGCTCTCGCCGGTGGATCAGATCTTTGCTGACCTGATCGACAAGAGCTATACCATGACCGCAGGCGCATTTCAGATCGAGGTCGAGCAAGTCATCGAGCGCATTCCGCAGTTATTTTTCATGCTCGACAAACGAGCGCTTGAAACATCGCTGGAGAATGAGATCGGCGCGGCAATCGTCAAATCACTAGAGCGCGAACTATGAAAATCACAATCACAGCGACAGGACTCGATCCAGTAAAGGCGTCGATGATCCGACTACAATCGGCATCGGTGCGCAAAATCGCTGTGATGACTGGAGCGCAGGACGCGTTGGAAGTCGTCGAAAAATACTACAACTCGAACGGCTCAAGGCTTTGGGAAAATCCATCGCTTCCGACTCATGGACCGGGACGCAAGAAAACGCAGTGGTGGCGAAAAGTAGCTGGCTCATGGTCAATCATGGGCGCTAGCGGATCAGGCGTGACACTACGCAGCAAGGGCGCCATCGGATTTTCGCACAAAGTCACCGGCGGCACTATCACCGCACGGCGTGCAAAGTTCCTCACGATCCCAATCGTGCCAGAAGCGCACGGTCTGACAGCTCGGACATACAGCCGAACAATCGCCCCACTATTCGCGGTCAAAGGTGTGCTAGCTCAGGCAGATGAAAACTCCCCGACTGGTATTAAGCCGGTGTTCGTGCTGAAGAAATCAATCACGCAGAAGCCATGGAAGAATGCACTTCCACCTGAGAAAACATATCTCGATGCGTTCACGAATGGGGCGCTTGAAAGCATTATCGCACAGATCGAGGGAGCTACTTAAAAAAAAGCAATTACAAGCCAGAATCGGGTGGTAATCTTCTACTCGAAATGGCGAACGAAATCATCAGTGCATCATTCCAGACCGAAGTGGAAGCTTTGGCTGAGAGCATTGTATATCTCCCTGAGGGCGAGCATGAAATCCATGCTACCGTCAATGGCAAAGCTGCCAAGCGCAAGGTAACGGTCGATGAGTCGATCCTAGCTGCATTCGCAAGCGACCTGCAAGCTCGCCAATCTCGCAACGTGCGACCATTCGCAGGCTTCGATCACAAAGCCGGTCCTGCATCATTCATCCCAAAGGAATTCCGATACGAATCAGGCGTCGGTCTGGTCCTGGAAATCGAGTGGACGCAGGCAGGCAAGAGCGCCGTCGAAGGCAAGGACTACTCCTACTTCTCGCCAAACTTTCTACTTGCAAACGGCACGCCAGCAGGTCTGCCGACACATGGCGAGATCGGTTCGCTCGTTAACGAGCCAGCATTCGAGGCGATGGAAAAGATCGCTGCATCATACAACGAAACCAATATGGACATCAAACCACTAATCGACCTTGGACTTGTTGCCGAGGATGTAGACCCTGAGAAAGCAATGGAAATTGCCAAGCTCGAAATCGAAGCCATGAAAAGCAAGATCGCTGAGATCGAAGCTGGCTACATGACGAAAGAAGCCGACGCAGTGCAAGCTGCTGCCAACCATGCGACCGAGCTTGAAACAGTCGTTGCATCGCGTGACGCACTCGCCAGCGAAGTTGAAACACTCAAAGCATCTCTCGCTGAAATCGAGGACAAAGCTGCTGACAGCGTGATCGACGAAGCAGTCAAAGCTGGTCGCATCGCTCCGCAAGATGACAAAGCCAAATCGTTCTGGAAGGCTCAAATCAAAGCCGACAAGAGCAATCTTGAAATTCTCAACGCCATCCCAGCCAAACCAGTCAACGGTGAAACCGTTCTTGCTGGCAAAGCCGAAGAAGGCACCAAGCAAACCGAACTGAAAGGACTCGCACTTGTCGAAGCTTCCTTCAAAGCTCAAAACCAATCTCACTAAACAAACAATACCATGCCAAACAACCTAACTCTGTTAGACCTTGCCAAGCTCAACGGCCACGACCCAATCGTAGGTCTGATTGAGGAAGTCGCCAGTGCCTCGCCCGAGGTGACAACCATCCCAGCTCGCACGATCCGCGGCACGTCCTACAAGACAGTGACTCGCAACAGTCGCCCGAGCGTTGCATTCCGTCAAGCCAACGAAGGCACGGACGCTACCAAATCGAATTTCACCGAACGTCTCGTTGAGTGCTTCATTCTCTCCGCACGCGTTGAAGTCGATAAGGCTGTCGCTTACGGTTACGAGGACGGTGCCGAGGCTCTCCAAGCCATCGAGGCAATGGGTGTGATGCGCGCTGCCCTGACCACCGTCGGAACACAAACCATCTACGGCGACAACGCAAGCTCGAAAGGCTTCGCCGGTCTGCAAACATTGGTGTCCGCTCTCGGCAGTGACATCGTAGTTGACGCAGGCGGCACAACCTCCGCAACTGGATCCTCGGTTTACGCCATCAAAGCAGGCAACACTGGCGTGCAATACGTCTACGGCAACGGCACTACCTTCGACCTCTCGCCATTCCGCGAAGGTGACGCAGTTGATGCAGACGCCAAACGCTACGCAGCATTCATCGCTGACCTCACCGCATGGATCGGCTTCCAGTGCGTCAACAAACATGCAATCGGTCGTTTGAAAAAGCTCACCGCAGACAGCGGCAAAGGATGCACAGACGCCAAGATTGCCGAGCTTCTCAGCAAGTTCCCAGTTGGCGAGCGTCCGACTCACTTGCTCATGTCGCGTCGTTCCGCATTCCAGCTTCAAGTCA